CCAGCAATCTTGCGAACGAACCCTGGGCGGTCTTTTGTGACTCGTAGAGTCAATGTGCCAACCTTTCCAGGTGCTAGGACTTCCAGTGGCTCTACAAGGTAAGCAGCGCCGTCAATGGTGGCAAGTTTGGCTTGACCACCAATGGCAAAGCGCCCACGAGTTTCGGCATTCTTGGTCACATGATCAATGAGGACAACTGCTGCCCCTGATTCAAATGCAATCCTTCTTGGGAATCGTCTCATCCAGTTTGTGATGGCATCGTTATCTTTTGACTCTTTTGACCATAGGCTCAAGGCTTCAGTCACGCCGTCAATGATGATCAGAACTGCGCTGGAAGGCTCAAGAATGGCATTCCAATATGGGTCTCGAAAGTCAGTTTCGGCATCTGGCTTGATATAACGAAAGTTCTGCAAGATTTCGGCTTGGCTGACTTTGAGGCTTTTGAGTCTGTCCACAATATCTGGAGCATCGGACTCAAAGTCGATATATATGACCTTCTTGAATGCTCGAAGTTGCTCTGCCACTGCGATCTGCGCAATCCAAGATTTGCCCGATTCTGATTCGCCGTAAAGTGAATGAACCTTGCCTTGATAGAGCAAATTCGAGCCATCAGTTCTTGCCAGCATCGATGTTGTTGGTCTGACATAAGTTCCGTCAAAGAGCTGAGTCAGGTCAATCGGCTTCCAACTGGATTCATAATCTGCTGGCAATTGCGCAACTGGAGCCAATGACAATGGCGATGATGGGATACTAGGTAAGGAAAGAGAACCCAAAGAACTCTGTGCGCCGTAGCCTTGAACTCTGAGCGCTCTGGCAGTTGCTGAGAAATCGTCTCCATAGTAGAGGTGCGCATAAGCTGCGAACTTACTGTAAGGCTTCATCGCTTCAAATGATGTTGATGTGCTGAAGACATAGAGATTGTCTGCATCATTCTTGCCAGTGGTTGCGCTGATGCCAAAGTCTTTTCCTGGTCTGATCCAGTAAGTGACTCCATGTGCCTTGTAAGCCACTTTCCAGCCGATGAGAATGTCTTTCCAATCAGCTCGCGCATTGAAATCATCGCCTGGCTTGTCCAGATTTGCCGATTGCGGATTTGAAGTCAATCGCTCAGTCAATTGCTCCTTTGCTGGCATTGAATCAAGCGCCCTGAATATCGAGTGAAGCGCATTGCGCTCTTCCATTGAGAACATTGGAATTGTCGCTGGCGATCCCTTGAGCAGAACCCAAGGCTGACCAGATGGATGCACAGTTCCTGAAGATGGTGCAGTCACAACGAACCCGCCAGTTCCACGAGTCTCGAAAAGAACTTCGACTGCATCATTTTCGCCTGGTCGCTGTGCAAGTTTGGTGTTGCCTGGAACCTCTTCATCGGCGATGCGATAGAGGAAATGCAACCCGCCTGATGGGGTCATCTCTGTGTAGCCATTGACCAAAATTTGCCACAACTCTTCAAGTCCAGAATTGATGGCGATGTTGCGAGCCTCATCGAGTAATCCGCTAGTAACTGCGCGACCTTCAGCTTCTACCATCTCGACATTGTTGAATCCTGTGACAATGCCTAAGCCTTGCCCGCCATTGGAGAACCATTCAACAATCTGCTCGCGAGTTGCTCGCTCGTTCTGATATTGCTTCCATGATCCGATTGGCGCTTTCGAGCCATCAGCTCTTGCTGGAACAACTGAGATTCCTGCATCGTAAAAGTTCAACGCTGCTTGCAAAATGTTATTCATCAAATCCCCCGACCCATAAACTTTCCTGATAGATAGTGTGGTACTTGCACATCGAAATCATTCCTGTGAATGACTCTGTGCTGAAATAAAGACCATGTTCTGCTGCCTCTTCACACTTTTGCGCATCAAGTGAACCCAAGTCCATGATGAACTGACAATCATCAACAAATGGTGTTGTCCTCTTGTATCGAAGCGGCTTAGGAATCATCAGCTGCACTTTTGATGATTATGTATCCTGCAACTTCAATTTGCTTCACAATGAAATTTGCCATCGCTGATGGTGAGACTGGTAAGCCATATTCAAAAGCACCCCACAACGCCTTTGCCAATGTTCCACGAATTTCATCGTTGTTCGATTGCGAATTCAATTCTTGCCCTCGCAATCTCAACATACTCAGCCGATTGCTCGATGCCAATAAAATCAAAGCCTTCGTAAGCACACGCCTTGCCAGTTGAACCTGAACCCATAAACGGGTCAAGCACAATGCCGTTTGGCGGTGTCACTAGCTTCACCAGGTATTGCATCAATGATGTTGGTTTGACTGTTGGGTGGTGGTTGGCGCGAGTTGGGTTGATGAAAGTGCGATCAGGACAATTGCAACCGTCAATAACTGATGCTGAACAGGTAGCACATTTACGAGCTAGGCCGTTACCTTTTGCGCCAATTTCTTTACCATCAAAACCATCAAGCCCCTCATTCCTGTCACGCTTGCTTGCCTTTGCGCAGTAAAAGAATCGGGCGGCGCTGCCACTGTCGGAAGTTCCATCATTTGTAAAAGACAAATTGTTGCGTTCAAAAGTTCCATAAATAGCGTTTGTTCCACTTGCCTGTTGAGTCATTCCAACTTTGCCTTTCGTATCAGGAAACAACGCCACAACCTCATCACTGCCATCGTGAATGAAATTGGCGGGGAAGCGGCCAAGATTTTCAGGATAAATTTTTCCACCTTCGCGTTGCCCGACAATTTCAACATCGCTTCCAGAATATGAACCTTGTTTTTGTTCGGAATCCCTTTTGTTCCCAACCCTTGTCGCATCAATGTTCAACCCGCCAACGCCAAAAGTCAGCACATTGTTGGCAACAGTGCCTTCGATTGGCTTGCGAGCAAGCACCATTGGTTCGTGTGCAGGTTTGAGTGCAGTGCCCCAGCCATCCCATTGCTTCGCGGCGGCGGTGGCAGGAGCGGTGATATTTACAGTTCTATCCACATCGGGATAATCAGTTCCCGGTGAATATCCGCGTTTACCATCTTCAACTTTTCCAATGTTAGTTGCACCTTGATAAGTACCTACAACCTCGCGCTCTGCACCTGCCGCCTTATCAATACCTTTGCTGATGTTGTGCGACTTAGGAAAACCTGACCCATACACCCACATAATCTGATCGCGGATTTGAAAGCCTGCATCTTCAATGGCAACGGCCATGCGGTGATAGGTGCGAGAGCCACTGAACGCAATCAAATGTCCACCTGGCTTCAACACTCGCAACGCCTCACGCCACACTTCAATGTTGAAGGCGATGCCACTTGCATCCCATGACTTGCCCATGAAGCCAAGTTCATAAGGAGGATCGGTGACAATTGAATCCACTGAGTTGTCAGACATCTCTTTCATTGCTGCAATGCAATCGTTGTTTATGAGCTGCATTTATTTCCCCTCCGCGATCTCAACAATTTTCGCCAAATCACAGTTGCACAAATTCTCTGGTGAATCTTGAAACTCACATCCTGAATGCAGCTCTGCGAGTTCTTTGTATAAGGCTCGCTTCAATTGTGCTGCTATTTGCTTGCGAATCTCTGACTCGCATCCGCATTGTGCTGATCCATCCATTGTGACCATTTCATCCCCTTTGTTTTTTGTCTTGCCCATTGTCGGGAATCGAACCCGAATCGCCTTCTCCTGCGAATTGCAAACCTGCCAATGGATTTGCGATTGCCCCGTTTGCGTGAATCCGAAAGGTAGGAAATCACACAATCAATCGCAAATGGTGTTGCTTGCTTAGAAAGGCTTAGCGCCTAACTTTTGCATCAACATTGCAATCTCCGGAGTTACTTCAACTCCATCGACTATGGTGTTTGCAGCTGATGTTGCTGGTGCTGGTGCTGAAATTCCAACTCCAATGTGTGCCAGCGCCTTTGCTACTGAGTCAGGATTTCCTGTCTCATCGATGAGAATCCATGGTGCTGACTTGCCTGGCTTAGCAACTCCCTGCCCAATACGAGCAAGAACTGATTTGCCGATGTTTGACTTCAACGAGCTGCGAAGAGCAACATTGAAGAACAGAACTGAATTGTGTTCGGTGTTGGTATCAAGATCAACAAGATTGACCTCGATTGCCTCTGCCTCGCCTAGTGATGTTTGAATTCCGACCTTGTATTCGATCGGCTTGATGATCAGCAGATGACCCTGAAGGTCTGCTGGCTTTACTGATTCGCCACTCGATGATGAGGGCGGTGTGAATGGACTTGTCATTGACAGTCCTCCTTCTTTGATTTGGGGTGAAGCATTCTCATCGGATGACGAGAAATCTATTTTCTTTTGACTACCTTTTCGTAGCATTCATCGCAATATGGTTCCTTCCCGATGATGTGCTGAATCGGTTTCATTGCTTTGCAGAGATAGCATTCTGTTTCCCATTTGAAAGCCATCATCGCCGCCGATCTGTTGAATAAA